AGACGGATCTTACGAGGAAATTGTACCTGAAGTAGAAGCTGAAGAAGTAAAGTAAAATGAACTCTATTATAAGGAAGATAAGTATAGGCGCGGACTATAAAAACGAAGCTATGCATTATTCTGTTGGGCAATCAGTTTATGGTGGTCACACGATTAATAACATAACTTTAGACGAATCTGATAATTCTTATAATATATACATTAAAAAAAACGACGAGGTTATGCCGTGGAAGAAATTTAATTCTAACATGGCTATCTCTGTTGAATACGATTTAGAGTATTAATGAACAGTGTATATGACTTTATTATATCTCCAAAAAACAAAAGATATAATAATGAGAAAAAAGTTGGTGATAAAACTTTAGTATTAAATACTAACATTGAAGATCACAAACTGGTTAGCAAAGAAGCAATTGTAGTTTCTGTGCCATTAGCGTTTAAAACTATTTTAAAAGTTGGAGATGAAATAATGGTGCACCATAATATATTTAGAAGATGGTATGATGTTCGCGGTGAACAAAGAAACAGTGGTCAATATTTCAAAGAAGATTTATATTTTTGTAAACCAGATCAAATTTATCTATATAAAAAAAATGATAAATGGTTAGCTATTGGTCAAAGGTGTTTTATAAAACCTATAAAAGACATTGACAATTTAACGCTTGATATTGAACAAAAACATATTGGTATATTAAAAATAAGCAATAGTTCATTAGAAGCGCTAGGAATCAACGAGGGAGATCTTGTAGGTTTTAGAGCTAACAGAGAATGGGAATTTATTGTAGGCGATCAACGTCTTTATTGTATGAAATCAAATGATATTATTATAGAATATGAATACCAAGGAAACGAAAAAGAATATAATCCAAGCTGGGCACGTAGCTGTTGAAGAACTTATTAAAGTTGCTAAAGAAGCTATTGTAGATTCAGATGATGATATATCAGCTGACAGACTTAAAAATGCTGCTGCTACAAAAAAATTAGCTATATTCGATGCTTTTGAAATACTTAATCGTATTGAAGAAGAAAAGAACTTATTAGAAGACAAGCCTAAAGAAGTTAAAAAAGAAACTACGTTTCGTGGTTTTGCTGAAGGAAGATCTAAATAATGTATAAGCAAAATTTATATAAAATATTACCTGATTATATAAAGCCTAAAATTCTTAACAGAATGAATAGGTATAAAAAATGGGAGTACGGATATAATATTGACCATGATATGGTTGTTATATCTAAAACTGGACAAATTGGAGAGATTTATGAAATACAAAATCTTAAAATAGCTTTACCTAAACAAAACAATGTTCATAAGTTTGAAGAAAACAAATGGACTAGGTTTGAATATCCTAAAGTATTAAGTAAAATAAAAACAGTGTTTGACTGGAGAGAATATCCAGAGGACTTTAAAGAAAAATGGTATGATTACATTGATGAAGAATTTGCTCGTAGAGAAGAAGGTTTCTGGTACTTTAATAAAAGTATCCCTACTTACATTACTGGCACTCATTATATGTACTTGCAGTGGTCCAAGATTGATGTTGGGCAGCCAGATTTTAGAGAAGCAAACCGTATTTTTTTCATATTCTGGGCCGCATGTGTTGCAGACTCCAGGTGTTACGGTATGTCCTATCTCAAGAACAGACGTTCTGGCTTTTCGTTTATGGCATCCGGAGAGTGCGTTAACATGGCGACCATATCAACCGACGCACGTTTTGGGATTTTGTCCAAATCTGGCGCCGATGCTAAGAAGATGTTTACCGACAAGGTTGTACCAATATCCGTTAATTATCCATTCTTTTTCAAGCCCATCCAGGACGGAATGGACCGTCCAAAGACCGAGCTTGCCTACAGAGTCCCCGCGTCCAAGTTCACAAGAAGGAGTATCGTCAAAACCACTGGTGAAGCCGGTGAAGCCCTCTCGGGTTTGGACACCACGATCGACTGGAAGAACACAGGGGATAACGCCTACGATGGGGAGAAACTCAGGCTCCTCGTCCACGATGAGTCGGGGAAGTGGGAAAGGCCCAACAACATCCTCAACAACTGGCGTGTTACGAAAACCACCCTTAGATTAGGTAGTAGAGTAATAGGTAAGTGTATGATGGGATCAACATCAAACGCTTTAGATAAAGGTGGTAGAAATTTTAAAAAATTATATGATGACTCAGACGTTACAAAAAGAAATGCCAATGGACAAACTCGTTCAGGACTCTATTCTTTGTTCATTCCTATGGAATGGAATTACGAGGGATACATTGATTCTTATGGCCACCCTGTCTTCGAAACTCCATCAGAAGAAGTGCATGGACCTCATGGAATACCAATCAAAATTGGAGTCATTGAATATTGGGAAAATGAAGTAGAAGGTCTTAAAGATGACCAAGATGGATTAAATGAATTTTATAGACAGTTTCCTCGTACAACTAAACACGCGTTTAGAGACGAGTCTAAAATGTCTTTATTTAACTTAACAAAAATATATCAGCAAATAGATTACAACGAAGAAGCATCATCTGCCGCTGTTGTAACTGCTGGAAGTTTCCAATGGGAAAATGGTATCATAGATACTAGAGTGGTTTTTTCACCTAATAAAAACGGTAGATTTCTTATAACATGGGTGCCACCAACAAATTTACAAAACAGATTTATAATTAAAAATGGTATTAAATATCCAGGCAATGAGCATATGGGTGCTTTTGGTTGTGATAGTTACGATATATCAGGAACAGTAGATGGTAGAGGTTCTAAAGGAGCTTTAAGTGGTTTAACTAAATTCAGCATGGAAGATGCTCCTGTTGATCATTTTTTCTTAGAGTATATCGCTCGCCCACAAACTGCTGAGTTATTTTTTGAAGATGTATTAATGGCTTGCGTTTTTTATGGTATGCCAATATTAGCAGAGAATAATAAACCTAGATTATTATATCATTTTAGAAGAAGAGGTTATAGAGGTTTTAGTATGAATAGACCAGACAAAGTCTATGCTAAACTATCATTAACAGAGAGAGAGATTGGTGGAATACCTAACTCTAGTCAAGATATAATACAAGCGCACGCTGCTGCTATCGAAACATATATAGAAAATGCTGTAGGATTTGATGGTGATAGTTATGGAGATATGTATTTTCAAAGAACACTTGAAGACTGGGCTAATTTTGATATAAACAGAAGAACAAAATATGATGCATCTATAAGTTCTGGACTTGCTATTATGGCTTGTAATAAAAATAGATATGCTCCAGTTAATAGAACCATAAGAAAAACTATAGACCTTGGGATAAAAAGATATAACAACAAAGGTACATTATCAAAAATAATTAAGTAAATGAATATATACACAAATCCAAACAGTTCTTTTCCTAGCCAAGTTGTGCCGGACGAAGTAAAAAACTCGTTGAAATATGGAGAGCAAGTTGCTCAAGCTATTGAAAGCGAATGGTGGAGACAAGGAGGTAACGGAACTAGATTTGCTACATCATATAATAGATTTCATAGTTTAAGATTATACGCAAGAGGTGAACAACCTGTGCAAAAATACAAAGACGAGTTAGCTATTAATGGTGACATGTCTTATCTTAATTTAGACTGGAAACCAGTACCTGTATTATCTAAGTTTGTAGATATCGTAGTTAACGGTATGACAAATAAAGTTTTTGAAATAAAAGCTAGTGCTCAAGATCCAATATCATTAAAGAAAAGAACAGACTACGCTACAGCTATATATGAAGATATGTTAGCTAAACCTTATTTAGAAGAATTAAAAACAAAGTTAGGTTTAGATTTATATCAAAGTCCTAATCCTGCAGGTTTACCAGAAAATGAAGAAGAGTTAGATATGCATATGCAGCTAACTTACAAGCATGCTGTAGAACTAGCTGAAGAAGAAGTTATAGATAATGTATTAGCTAAAAATAAATTTACTAATATAAAGAAAAGATTTAATTATGATTTAGTGACATTAGGTATTGGTGCAGTAAAAACAAACTGGAACAAAGCTAATGGTATTACAATTGATTATGTTGATCCTGCAAGATTAATATTTTCTTATACAGAAGATCCAAATTTTGAAGATATATATTATGTAGGAGAAGTTAAGTCATTAACTATTGGTGAAATAGCTAAAGAGTTTCCTGATCTTACAGAAAGTGAATTAGATAAAATATCTAAACAAACAGGTAACAGAGATACTTTATACGGTTGGTCTACTTACGATCCTAATACTATACAGGTTTTATATTTTGAATATAAAACATACAATAGCCAAGTATTTAAAATAAAAGAAACAGATCAAGGTTTAGAAAAATCATTAGTAAAAGATGATAATTTTAATCCACCAGAGTCTGATACGTTTTCTAAAGTATCAAGAAAAATAGAAGTATTATACAAAGGAGCTAAGGTAATTGGTAATAATCAATTACTAAGATGGGAACTTGCTGAAAATATGACAAGACCTTTTGCTGATACTACAAAAGTAGAAATGAGTTATGCTATTGTAGCGCCAAGAATGTACCAAGGAAGAATTGAATCTATTGTTAGTAAAACTACTGGTTTTGCCGATATGATTCAATTAACACATTTAAAGCTACAACAAGTTATGTCTAGAATAGTACCAGATGGTGTATTTTTAGATATGGATGGTTTAGCAGAGGTTGATTTAGGTAATGGTACAAATTATAATCCAGCAGAAGCACTTAACATGTATTTCCAAACTGGTAGTATTGTTGGTAGATCACTCACACAAGAAGGTTCACTTAACCAAGGTAAAGTACCTATTCAAGAATTAACTAGCTCTAGTGGTCAAGGTAAAATACAAAGTTTAATACAAACTTATCAGTATTATTTACAAATGATACGTGACGTGACCGGACTTAATGAAGCTCGTGATGGTAGTGATACAGACAAGAACAGTTTAGTAGGTTTACAGAAGCTAGCTGCTAATGCATCTAATACTGCTACAAGACATATATTAAACTCTAGTTTATGGTTAACACTTAGAACATGTGAAAACATATCTTTAAAAGTTGCTGATTCATTAAACTATCCTTTAACTTTAAACTCTTTAAAAAGTTCTATATCTACTTACAACGTAGGTACATTACAAGAAATACAAAATTTAAACATACATGATTTTGGTATTTACTTATCATTAGAACCTGAAGAAGAAGAAAAAGCACAACTAGAGCAAAACATACAAATGGCTTTACAGCAAGGTGGTATAAACCTTGAAGACGCTATTGATATACGTCAAATTAAAAATTTAAAACTAGCTAATGATCTTTTAAAACAAAGACGTAAAAAGAAAGAAGCTAGAGAACAAGCCAACCAACAAGCTAACATACAAGCACAAGCAGCAGCTCAAGCTGATTCAGCTGAAAAAGTAGCATTATCAGAAGTACAAAAACAAGAAGCTATATCAGGTTCTAAAGTACAATATGAGCAAGCTGTAAATCAAATGGAAATACAACGTATGCAAATTGCTGCTCAAATAGAACAGCAAAAAATGGAGATCCAACACCAGTATGATATGGCTTTAAAAGGTATGGATGTTCAGGCTATGGAGAAAAAAGAAAATATGATCGAAGATCGTAAAGATAAACGTAGTAAAATGGAAGCTACACAACAAAGCGAATTAATCAGCCAAAGACAAAATGATTCTTTGCCTAAAAACTTTGAACAACCAGACATGGCATCTATGACGCCAAGTGTCTAATTATTAATTATTTAATTATATTATATTATGTCAGAAGAAACAAAAACAACTGAGCCTGTTAAACAGGAGGGTGACTTTAAAATAAAGTCAAAAACAAAAGTTAAAAAGTTTACTGAGAAAAAAGAAGAACCAGTTAAAGTAGATCTTACAAAAGATCCAAATGTAAAAGCTGAAGAACCTATTAAAGTAGATTTAACACAGAAAAAAGAAGAAACAGATGCCATTCAAATCGGAGAAACAGAGAAGGTGGATGTGGGCGAACAAACCGGAGATGGCAAAAGCGTGGACGTTGGAGGAGACAAACCAGTTGAAGAGTCCAGCCCGATTATTGAAGAAATTCAAGAGGTGGGAGAAAAGCCACTACCAAAACAAGAACAAATAGTTCAACCAACTAAAATTGAATTACCAGACAATGTAGAAAAACTCATAGAGTTTATGAAAGAAACTGGTGGAACTATAGAAGATTACGCTAGACTCAACGCTGATTATTCAAACGTTGATGAAAATACTTTATTAAAAGAATATTATAAAAATACTAAACCACATCTTTCGGATGATGATCTTGCATTTGTAATGGAAGAAAATTTTTCGTTTGATACTGATTTAGATGAGGAGCGAGATATCCGCAGAAAGAAACTCGCAAAAAAAGAAGAAATTGCAAAAGCCAAAAAGCATTTAGAAGATTTAAAGGTTAAATACTACGATGAGATTAAGTTAAGACCATCGCAAAACCCAGATCAACAAAAAGCTGTAGACTTTTTCAATAGATACAACAAAGATCAAGAGTTAGCTACACAACAGCACGAAAGATTTGTTAACGACACTAAAAGTTTATTCTCTGATGATTTCAAAGGTTTTGATTTCGAAGTTGGAGAAAAGAAGTTTAGATATGGCGTGAAAGATCCTAGTTCAGTTGCAGAAAATCAATCAAACATTAACAACTTCGTCAAGAAGTTCTTAGACAATGAAGGTAATGTTAAAGATACGAAGGGTTATCATAAGGCTATGTACGCTGCTCAGAATGTAGATCGTATTGTAAAACATTTTTATGAACAAGGTAAAACCGATGGAATTAAAAACGTAATGCAAAGTTCTAAAAATCCTACACTAGATGCTCCGCGTCAAAGTGCAGGTGAAGACATATCATTAGGTGGTTTTAAAGTACGTGCTATAAACGGAGTAGATAGTTCTAAGTTGAAAATTAAAACAAGTAAATTTAACAATTAAAACTAAAAAACAATGGGAGTATTAAGTCCTCAATTTGGAAGTTTAATACCTTCACTAACTACACAAACTTTAACTAGCAATTATTTAAATTTTAATAGTGGTGGTGGGAATGACTTCGCACAACAATATCTACCGGAAATATATGAAGCAGAGGTAGAGCGTTATGGAAACAGAACGTTAAGCGGCTTCTTAAGAATGGTTGGCGCTGAAATGCCAATGATGTCTGATCAAGTAATTTGGTCTGAGCAAAATAGATTACACATAGGTTATGACAACGTAAGTTGTTCAGCTTTTGGAGCAAACGCAGGTAATAGAATAACTTTACCAGGTACTGTAACTAACACAGTTTTCGTTAACATGACTGTTGTAATTATGGATCCAGCTAATCCAGCATTCACTGTAAAAGCAATTGTAGTTGCTACAGGTGCTGCAGGTGCAGGTGGAGCAGGTGGAGCTCAAAACTTTGACGTAATACCTTACACTAGAGTTAATGTAAACGCTGGACCAGCTTTAGCTGGATTAAAAGTGTTTGTATATGGTTCTGAATTTGGAAAAGGTTCTGTTGGTCCTGCTACAGGAACTTCTGGACAATCTATCCAACCTCAGTTAACTACTTTCAGTAACAAACCAATCATCATCAGAGACAGATACGCTGTAAGTGGATCTGATACTGCTCAGATTGGATGGGTTGAAGTAGCT